CCCCCAGCTTTTGAGTGTTGAAGCCAGAGATAAACTCGTCACGGAACCACCCGCGCATCCCCTTTTCGCTGATGACCTCGAGATTCTCATTTTGACCGTCGCCGAACAGATGTATAACGGCTCCGCGCTTGGCGTCGGTAAAGAACTTATGGGGCCCCCACTCGGCAAAGCTCTCGGGGTTGTTACTAATGCCAAAGTCCTCGGTCCTAGCCACTTGCGTTCCCAGCACCTCAGGAACAGTCGAGATAACGCCGCCTCCAACGGCATCGCTAAGCAGGTTCTTACCCGCCAGCACATAGCTAATCTTATCCTCCTGCAAAGTGAGGATGTCGGTCTTGCGAGCAAAAAGCTTTTCTACAGAGCCATAGCTATCCTCTAGGGGCTTGAAGTTGAGGAGGCCAAGGTTGAACTCGTTGAGCTTGTTTAAGTTCGTCTCATCGTTGTATACGCCGCTGTACGTCAGGTCGGCAAAGCGACGAATCTCCTTGTAGTCTTGGTCACTGACAGTAGTGACGCGGTTGCCGAGGCTAAGGGGCTTGCCTTTTACCGAGTCACGAATCTTATAGCTCTCAACGCCATTGCCATAGCTGATGCAGTTGAAGAAGTCGGTGTCTATAATCGCGGGTTGCGAAGCGGTTTGGTTTTGTACGTTACCGTAATACAACCCATTTTGCTTATCAATCTGGAAAGACTCACTGGATTCATACCACAGGTCGGGTAGCGCTGCGCTAGGCTCCGTTTCGAAAACGCAGGTTTCGCTGGCCGTAATAACAGTCCAGTTGGCCTTTACTCGAGACCTACGATTTGGGCTACTACCAGAACCCAGTCCGCCAGAACACTTGTTGGTTCCGAAAACAATGAACTCGAACGTAGTGGGATTAGCGAGGTTGTTGGTATGCCACCTCATTTGGTTTACGAGGTTAGAGCCCGTAATACCATAGTTTGGCCCCACTGTAGTGGTGGCAGCCAAGACATTGTTTGTAGGCGCTGCGGCATTGGGGTCGCCAGAAAAACCAGTGGCGTTCTCAATAGTCGAGATGACGCCATCTTGGTTGTAAAACCAGTTTATGATATCGGTGTATGCCGCGTCAGCAGTCCAAGTGTGGTTTTCGCACGCCGCGTCGCCCCGACCTTGACGAGAGAAGTTTAGCGTAAGCCGAATCCTACTCCCAGCAGGGATGGCACCGATAGTTGCAAAACCATCATAAACCAAAACCGGGAAGTTGTTCGTGCTGTCTGTGTTTTGGTCTGGACCGCCGTTGGTTCCGGCTGATTTTTCTCCAATGAAAAACTCCGACGAAGACTGACTCACGTTGAACTCCGGACGAATCTTCATGTACGTCCCCGCTACAGCCGGGATGCCACTTGCGACGCCATCTACAGCGTAAGCCTTTTTATCTAGAACCTCAGCGTAAGTGCATGTAGAGGACGGGCCCGCCGTATCCGCCTTGACGATTAGCCTGTCTCCGGTCTCTATCTTCGCTGCGTTCTCACCCTCCAAGAGGAAGTACCTGTTGCCAGAACTATCGGCGCTGGTAATGATGTTAGAGTATATGGTTTCGTACGTCTCCTCGTCAGGCTTGATGACGAACTTATACCTGTCGGCCCAAGCGGGTACGCGCATAGCAGAGGGAATCTGTACACGTATGTAATTGCGGAAAATAGAATCCGAACAAGGGATTTGGATGTCGTTACCAAAGTTGACGAGCGCAGTGCTCGACCTTCCGTAGTCATCCATATAGACGATGCCCACTTCATAGCTGCGGTTGCTGTGTAGGCTTGGGCGAGGACCCAAGTTGCTTAGCGAAACAGACACGCCGCTGACAATAAGCAGCTCGTAGTAATCCGTTGCACCCCCCTCATATTCAGGCATGGGGAAGGCCACGCTAAACGAAGTGGCGGTAGAACCGAATACACTAGCGGGCTGTCCCAAAGCAGTGATTCCACTGCCGTTCAAAGCCATGGGGTCCGGGGTGCCGCCTGTAGCGGACTGTGGCAAGGAGGCGTTCCATGCGTTGGTCCAAATGCGCTGGTCGGAGCTTCCGAAGTTGGCAGCCGTAGTCTCAATATTTGAAGCTGTGCCGATGGTGTTTAGGAAGCTGGTGCTGGCCACCATCTCTACCACAGAAGCAAAAGTCTCAGTAAGCGTATACTGAACCTCTACCGTTGTGGCAGGCATAGAGGACGTAGGCTTGTTGGCATCCGAAGGCGTCCAGTTGGGATTCGCCCCCTGAACGGTAAACTGAACTGTAAACGTATCTCCCTTAATCAAGTTGAACTCATCGAACTCAACTGTGACTACGGTGGTCGGAGTCGTGTTGCCTCCCGTTAAGGTGTAGGTTTGCGTATTCGTGGGTGAAGCAGATGCAATGCTGTTTCCCACCGGAGTCTGCATGTGAGACACCTCGTACCCGAGCTTAATAGGCTGACCGTTAGAGTCGGTTAGGTCGTATCCCTCAAGGTAGTTGCCGTAAACAAGGCGGTTGCCCATCAGGGTTTGGGCTTTAGCCAAGCGAGGGACGTTGTCGTAGAGCCTAAGAATCTCACTATCAGGAAGGATGGTGAAAATCTTGCTCTTGCTGAACGTGATGGTGTAGTCCGCGTTGTCTGTAAGCGCAGTAGTGGCTTTATCGACGCGCTCAATGACGCGGATAATGCTATCGTCCATCTCCTTGAAGAGGATGTCGATACCCTTCACCAAAGAGCTTCCAGTGCGTACCGTAACGTCACAGGTATTGATGGCGTTCTCCATACCCTCGTTTAGGAACGAGGCGGTAGTGAAGTTGAATGGCTTGCTTACAAAAGCAGGGGCGCTGAATTGTGAGGTGGCCGAATACTCTCCGTTCTCATACTCATAGCGGTATGCAAAACAGATGATGCGGTCCTCCATATAGTCGTTTTGACTATTGTCGTGAGAGCCCACAACAACGGGAGCCTCAGTGGGAGGAGCCTTGATAACGCGGATGTCGTCACCAAGAACGTTGTAGTCGAGATTGGTAACCGGCTGAGGATACGCGGTGGCTACGTTGATTCGCCTTGGCGGGTTCTTGTCGTCGGTGAAGAACAAAAGCCCGTCAACTAAATCGACGCCAGTAATCAAGTTCTGAGGGTCGAAGTTGAGGGTGGTGCGCGTCGCGTCAGTAGCATCCTTTATGGATACCACATGGTATGTAAGGGTGTCGTTACGCGTATTGTAAGAGACGATAAGGTCGAGCTTCCCCACCGTGCCCACAGTGAAAGCCGGGTCGTGAACGAACCAGTACATGGTCTCGTTGGCGCCGTCGCTGTAAGCCCCGATGCACGTGGCTTGAGCACTCAAGGCCGTGCCCGTAGGTGGGTATACCAGAGTGGTAAGCTGGGTGTTACCCTTGGTGTTTTCTACCGTGCCGATTTCGGAATCCTCCGTAGAGCCCATCCGAATATTCTGAGCATCGATATACTCCCCGTCTGGAACAAGGCGCTCGTCGACGCTCTTGTTCATCCGGCCCTTGATGAAGTTCCTTACCAGATTTGCCATTACTTAATCCACTTGTCTCGGCCACGGAGGTTCATAAGCAACCGTCCCGGATGGATGTTGCTGATGCGAATCTTCGCGTTGCGCAATAAGGCGCTCTTCTTTTTCTTCGCTCTGTTTACGATGTACTCCTGCACCCCCAACTTAGCGTCTAGGATAGCGTAGTTGATATACGCATATACGTAGTCCTCGAAGAGCTTGTTGACCGTGATGGCCGTGTTGTCACCGCCCTCCATACCATCGCTGACATACTCGAGTATGACCAGCTCCCCCGCTACGTCAGAACTAAAGTTGATGACGCCGCCCTTCCTGTCGATACCAAACGTGGGGTTTGCGTTGGCCGTCTCCGTATTCAATCCGTACCGAGCACCGATGGCGTAGTCGAAATACCAATCGCCATCGCAGCAATACCCTAGCTGCCCATCGAATTGACTCGCTCCGTTCAGGTATATGCTCTTCTTGGTTCCGTTGATGCGGTCGAAATCAATAGTAGAGTTCTCTGGCCGCAACGCGTTTCCGTTCTGGTCAAACAGGATGCGGCAGTCGTTGTCCTGCAAATACGCTGCGCTGAACGTAGTCTGAATATTTTCTGTCAAGGGCCGCAAAACGCCATCCTTGTACAAGCTGATGCGAACCCAGTTGACGTAGTCGGAGGGCAGAACGAAACGAAGCTGGTCGCAGACGTTGAGCTCAAGGATTTTAATCTCCTTGAAAGCATCGTAGTTCAACTCTTGTATGGCTCGCTTGGCGTGGAACAAAACCTTGTATCGCTCCTCGTTATTGACCAACGAGTGGTTGCCCATATACATGAGCTGATAGTTGGTTACGATATCCTGTAGCGTAACGTATTGGTAGCTGCCCCAGTTGGCATCTTCTGGTGCGTTGCCGTCGTTTTCGTAATACGCGTAGTCTGATAGGTATGGCATTACTGTTGGGCTTCTTCAGCGTTAGCAAACTGGTATACGTCACCCTCGCGGATGCTCATGCCAGCCAATTGCAAAATGCGGTATATGAGGCGTGGCTCATCGTCGATGGGCACCTCGAAGTCTTGATAGTCCGAAAGGCTTTGGTTGAACACGGGCTCGCCGTTGGTCAAAACACTAAACGTCCACTTCGGGTCTTTAGGGTAACGGATGTATTGACACACCACATCGTTGGCGCCGGTGATGGTGGCAGGGTAGATAGTGGCTACCTGAGCCCCTCCCGTGCCCGTATCCAAAGTATACGCAGGGTACTGAACCGAAGGCGCCGTAAGCGGGCTCGCGTTGAGCAAAGTAATCTTGCTGTGGTGCACTGGCTCCGCCTCTACGCCACCAGCCAAAACCTTATTTAGCAAATAGTAGTCGTCACTTGTAGTGGCGACGCTAGGAGTGAAGTACGCATTGGCGGCATCCTGAGTGAGCGTAGCCGTGCGAGAAAAAATGTCGATGTCTTCGCGAACGCCCTTGTTGAGGTCGGCGTATTCCGTGCCCGACATGCGAGCGTTCTCAGCGTTGATGACCTTGTTGAGGTCGGTAGCGTATCCCCCGAAAATCTCTAGCTGCGCCTGCTTGGCAAACAGGTTGAAGTCCGAAGGAGAAATGTATCCGTAGTTGTTCTTGTTGAGTATGGACAATACGGTGTCACGGACCGAGTTAATCATCCTCTAAAGATAACTATCTCAGCACCACTATGTGACCAAGGCGCTCTACCCACTGATAGGTGTACTTATTCCTAGCAATAAAGCGGTAGCTGTACACGTCGTCGCGAACCATAGCACGAGTGTAACCCCCATCCCACTGCTTTTCTAACGAGTTGGAAAGCCAAACCATATCGCCCCATCGAGAGTAAACGCTAATCTCAACATTATC